CATTCCCATTGGTTTTGAAATAACGGGTTTTGCTTTAGTAAAGATAGATGGCTTCTTCATAGGAACAACTGTGTCTGCGATAGGCATATCGAAGTCAGGATCAGTATTAGCTTCTTCTAGTGACTGGTCATAGTTTACGAAACCAAATTCTTCAAGTGCTGCATCACGCAATTGACTCTTTAGTGTACCAGCTAAACGCTTATAACGTTCACCGTGTGCTAATGTCTTGTCAATGATACGTTGTGCCATTGCTTTGTCTTGCATTTCAACTGCAGGATTGATATTGTAACCTTTTGGACCAGATTCTAAATCAGTAAGCAAATTGATTACCAAATCTTTCATTGCACCTTCGGTTAACACAACACCTTCGTACACGAATGATTCTTCTACTTTGCCCTTATTGTGTGCTTTCCAAGCAGTAGCATAGGCAATTGACTTCTCTTTAGGAGTCAACTTACCGTCTTTTGCGTAGCTAGCCTTAATATGCTTTACCATACGTTCGGCTTTGTCACCTGGAGGAGCCTTTTCTGTTAATTCTGCACCCACTTCATAAATGTCACCGTCTTTGCCCATCATTCGTTGTGCGCTGGCGCCATTAGCTTGTTCTCTGACTCGCTTCTCTACATCAGAGATAGCCATACTTGGCTTGCCATGATTCATACCACGAACACCTGCTTTCTTTTGCAAGTCTCTTAGCATTTCATCGTCATCCATACCGACGATAGCTTTACCAACTGCTTTTGCACCTGTCTTTAGAGCGCCGCCAACTCTCTTAGCGACATCACTTAAACCTTCTTGCATTTCTTCGTCGGGCATCAATGACATTTCACCTTTACCAATTGACTGCTTGATTTGTGCAGCTAATTGAGGATTTGTTACTGTACCTAATGTCTTGTTACCTTGTTTGATAACTTGAGTGTTCTGTTGTGCAGGGGCAATTGTTACTTGTTCTGCTTCATCTAATTGCGGTTTTGATTCAGCGACTTCTTCGATGTACTCTTTTAGTGAGTGCTTCTTAGTAACTTTACCTACTTCTTTCTTAGGCTTCTGACCACCGCCGAAAACATTGTGTAGACCTTTAGTGTCATATGTTTTCTTTTCGCCGTCTTCGCCTGCGTCCTTCTTAGGACGTCCACGACCACGCTTTACTTCTGGCTTCTTTTCTTTCTTTTCGTCGTCACCGTCGTATGCTGTACCATAACTACCTTTATGTACACGTCCGGTTTTCGTATCTTTAGTTTCACCCTCAGACAACGAGGTTAAAGATTTGAGTATATTTTTAAAATCCATTATCGTGATCCTTTTTTACTATTCTGTTCTATTAATAACTTTTCCATGCGGCTAAGTTGTGCAGCCATTTCTTCTAGCTTCTTTTCAGAAATATCTGCTTTAGTTTGAATGACTGCTACTTTTGTATCCATAGCACCAATCTTGTTATCAATTGTCATGTATCCAGTGCCACCAATACTACAAGCGCCAATTAATATCCAACTTAATTGTGTAGATGTGAAGTCGATCATTTTGCCTTGCTAGCCCCAGTTGCAGGTTTCTGAGGACGAGTAATCTTACTCATCGGACTCATGTGTGCTTCTTCTTTATTGTTTTTTGGTGCGATAGGTGTTGCTTTTCCTGCAAACGGGATATCGATGCTAGGTTTCTTTGGCATCACTCTATCTAAGTATTGATTAGCATATTCTTTGCTAGCTTCTTTGCCGTTGTCTTCCATTTCAGTTTTCAACAACAACGGAGAACTATCTACTTGGTTTTTATACTGTTCGTTTTGTGTTTCGATGCTATCAGCGAAATCAGTTGTTTGCATTCTCACACGATTAATATTGCAACCACATGCCTGAGCACATTGTTGAATCATCGGTTCTGTTGCAGGATATCTAAACTCAACCTTCATGATTGTTAGACTATCGTTTTGTGCTTCGGGAAAACCAACAACTGTCTTTTGAATAGGGGTAGTTTTTGGTTCTTCGATCTTTACTGGATCAAATTTAGTAAGATTGTACTTGAACATATCCACGAACTTCTTATCAACATCTCCAAGGATTTTGATAGTATAGTGGTAAGTTCTGGCACTTTCTGTTAGGTAATGACGTAGGTTCTTCATTTTAATATTCCTATATATTATTTATCAATCAGTCGGATTTTTTGTTTGCTAAAATCTGACGCAATAGTTCGTTGCGATCTACGAGACTACCTTCACCCATTGGAGTGTTTTCTATCTCTTTAGTCTGAGACATTGCTTTCTGGTCTAACTGAGCCTTCTTTAATTGAAGATCCAGCATCTTTAATTTCTTGTTGATTTTTGCTGTTTTAGCTGTAATCGCATGTCCTAACATAGTACCTGCGACCCCGAATATTTCACTAGCAAAACGACTGTCTACTTGCATACCTAAATCCATTAAGTCTTTATAACTGTCTTGTGCTAGTTGAGCAAGATCATCCATCTCGCCGTCAGCGGCTTCCAAACCCTTTACTTGAGGTAAGGCATTTTCAATCTTTTCTAAATTCGAATATGCTTCTTGCGTTATTTCTTGTGCCTCAGCACTTTGAATGATTTGTTCGTTGAGATGATCCGGTTCATCATCGACCGGTAAATCAAATAGTTCAGATAATTTCTTTGTCATGTGACGCCTAAGTAATAATAGTAGTATTTATTACTTGCGTCTTCCGTTATAGAAAAGGTCATCTTCGGTAATTACACGAAATGTAAAACCGTTCTGCTTGCAATATGCCATTGCTGCTCCCCACTTAGCGTGGTTGATAGCTACGATTGCCCTGTCTTTTGCACTTGCAACACGGCTTTCGATTAGACTTTGTTTCTTTGGTTTAATTTCAACAACTTCTGCTAATTGCTGACCAAATTTGTTTTGATATACAATAAAGAAATCAGGGATGTAATTTGTCTTTTTTCCTGTTAGTGGATGCATGTAGGGGATAGACATTGCTTCGCTGGCCCACTTCAACACTGCACTGTTGTTGTCGCAAAATTGCATAAACGTAAATTCCCAACCACTGCGATATTTGGGTTTGTGCTTCCCGATGTACTTTTCGGGATTCTTTGGTGTATAAATTCCTTGAGCCCAGTTTGCCATTTTAGACTACTACGTTACGTTGAACACTTTGATTAGGTTGTGGTACTGAACTTAATCCGTACAATGTTGTTTTGCTTTTTACACTGTTAAGGTAATATGTTAGCAATGCGTTAGCTTTCAATTTTTCCTTACCTGTGATATCGTTGAGCAAAGTCATAACATCTTCACCAGTTATTGATGATATCCTAAACAACAACGTTGTGAAGTTTGACGCTATCGTTTTGTTTTTGTTAACTGAATAAAAATAAGAGTAGATTACTTCATATTGAGAAGCATTTACGACCAAATCAAAATTATAGAATTGGTCAAAAACTCGAACTGTTTTGTCTAGATTATTTCTAGGTGCGTCAATTATTTGTGCCATATGTACCTCGTAAAGTATTTATGTTACCCTACAGTAGGAGGTTGTTTAATTACACCTTGATATGCGCCGTTGATTGTGTTAGGTAGATTCTTGATAACAGTAGAAGCATTGGTTGGAAAATCAAACAATGTATTTCTGTTAGGAGTTCCCTTAAGTGCATCATTTACTGCGCCTAGTGCTTCTGCCTTTGCTGTTTTTAGAATAGCCTGCGGATTTTTAAAAGTGTTGGCAGCAGTCCCTGCTTTTTGAATAGCACCTACAATATTACCGCTTTCTAGGTCTTCTAATACTCCGCCTGCAGCAGATAGTAATCCACCTGGACCCAAGATAGCAGCTTGCGAACCAGGGCGGGCGATAGGACTAAGCGTCCTATCATAATGACGTTCTGACCCAAATCCTTTTACAATTTGATCCGGAGTTCTACCGTCTATTGCACCTTCGTAATATTTTACAGTTTCGTATCGGAGAGTCATTTGATTCTCCATAATCCCATTACCTTGAGAATAATCATAAGTGTCATGACTGAAACTTTCAATCATCGGGTTAACAAGTCTGTACAAGACAAAGTTGTGTTGGTTGAATCCGTATATGTTAATTGCTTTGAAGAACGGGGCTTTAGAAATACCTAGACTTGCTGCTGCATTAGTTGCTTGAGAATTACTAGTCTCGCCGATATAGCCCCAATCATCACTACCTGATATAGAAGCATCGTAAATATTTCTTCTGTTTAAATCATGTTTCGATCCAGACGCTAAAGGGCTATCTCCTAAATTTGTAGGATTGAACCCCATGTTTGTATCGACTTGTGACGCATCTTTATAATAATAGGTGTAGTAAGTATACCACAATCTTCTAATTAGATTAGAATTATCATCATGGAACGTTATATTGATTGGATCGTAGTTGATTTTAGTCTGAACAATTCTTTTACGATTATATTGGTTCAGTGTCTGTAATTCAAATGAGTACTTGGGTAATTGAACTGTCTTAACTGCGAGGCCAAAGTTTTGATCTTGTGGCCATTGATTAGTTGCACCTATGTAATCTTTGTTCACATCAAAATAAACATGGAACAAAAATTTGTACTTGGGTGCATACCCGTACGAATTGGCTCTAAAAGTTTTACTTGCATGAGTGTAATCACGCAAATAATCGCTTGTAAAAAATGCTCTTGCGGCATCCTGAACGAAATCACCTAGAATATTATTTCCTGCGCTTTTAGGAACAGTGGCGGTTTGAGTTACATCAATGTCATAAGTGTAGTTTTTATCACCTACAGATATAATTATTCTATGTAGGCCTACGGGTGTGCTTAATGGCACAGACTGCGATAGGCTTCCCGAAGAATCTAAACTTGATGTTTTAATGTACCCAGTAGTTTGGTCTTTGATTACTACTGAACCATTAGCTGGTCCACCTTTAATAAAAGCGGTGAACGGTGCACCGACCTGCACCGTTCCAGGTATTCCGGTTATTTCAACCATGAATCACCTATTAACCGTTTGAACCGATACCAGTTACAGACGTACCACCGAATACACGACCAACGTTTGTACCAACGCCAGAAGACAATGGACTCTGAACTGCGTTATCGAAGCGAATTGTCAACGAAATTGTGACTGGTTCACTTGTTGCATAGTTCATTGTGTTATAGTTTGCTGATTGAATGAAGCAACCATATAATTCCCATGTTTCTAATACGTTAGGTGTTAGTACGCCATTACCACCATCTAGTACTTCATAGTTCAATTGGAACTTGTAGTCTTGACCAGTAGCAGCACTAGCTTGTTCAACAAAGTCCATTTGTTTCTGGATTTGTTGACCGACTAGTTTAGATACATTACCTTGTGCATCGTCACGTAAGTTAACTGTAGTTGTTTGCCACTCATGCTTACCTGCAAGATAAACCTTGCTGTTATAAACGTCTAACGGAATTTCAGTAAAGTTAACTTGAGGACGAGTGATATCAACAACTTGTTTCGTTAGTTCTTGTGTAGCACCACCGACACCGAAGTTTAGGAACATCGCTCTAAAACGATATTGTAATTTTGGCATCAATAGACCCTGTGAGTTCGCAGCATTATCTGATGCTACAGTCATATTGAACAGTGATTGTGAGGCTATTGCCATGTTGTTTCTCCTATATTTTTATTTATCTTAAATTTGGCACCGTTAAGTGCCAAATTTATTAGCTGTTTGCCTGTCCTGTTGTTAGAACTCGTACAGGGATGTAGATGAATTCAGCAGCTTTTACAGGTTCAATTGCAACATCAATCCATAGTTCGTTTCTATCGATACGAGCAGGTGTGTTATTGCTTTCGTCACAGACTACCAAGTAGTCATATAAACCACGTTTAGCAACTAAGTCAACAAACAATGACTGCACGACACCTTGAATTTGGCTACGTGTCAATGCATCGTTTGGTTCGAATACGAACGGTCTAGCAACAACTTGTAGACGCTCACGGATGTAGCAAACTAGACGAGCTACGTTGATACGATCCAATGCGCTTAGTGTGTTGCGTGAGTTCTTGTTACCATAGTTCAACAAACCAACACCAGTGAAGAATGCCAATGGGTTAATCTGGTTAACGTATAGAACATCACGAATCGCCATACGGTTCTTAGTAACCACGAACTCACCAGTAGTAGCATCTAAGTAACCAATGTTTGTAGCATTGTCAATTAGACCTCTACGTGTACCTGCTGGAGCTAACCAAGGATAAGCGATTGTGTCATTACGCAAGAATGTACGTAGCATCATATGGCTTGCAGGAACAACGACTGCTGCACCTGACAAGTCAGTAGTGATTCCGCTTGGATAGAATAGACCCATGTATTCGTCACGTGTTACTAAACCATCTTCGCCTGTGCTTGCTGCTTCTGCTGTGTTGTTTGCCCAGTTAGTTATAGCTGTAGCTTGATCTGGTAAACGCAATGGTGTGTCACCGATAATGTACGCAGTATTGTTACGCTCGTTATTCAATGATACCATAGCAGGCTGTAGTTCAGGATAGTTAGGAGCAGCGATTAAGTTAAAGAATGTATCTTCTTCACGGATAGTCAAGTTAGTTCCAATTGCGGATCTCATTGCTTGAACTACCATATTACGCTGTGCCTTACGACCCATGTATGCAGCACCATTTGTCTGTAATCCGCTTACTGATACCCATGTGTATGAGTATGTTGGTAGAGGACCAGATGGATATGCCTGTGATGTGAAGTAGTTTGTTCTGAATTGCTTAACATTATAACCAGAACGGCGTGTGTTGAACAACAACATGCCCTGTGGGTATAGTGCAGGGTTGACACAATCTAAATCAACATAATCACTTGTTAACAATCCAGTGATAGATGGGATAGGATCACTTACTGGATCTACGTTACCGGAAGATCCCCAACGAGCATCAGCAAACACGATACCGTCGCCACTGACTTGATCTGTGTTATCGATAGCCACCCAAGTATCCTGACCATTAACTTGTTGCCAGCGACTTAGCGTTGGATAATTTTCTAAGCCTGCAGGACTTGTGTCTAACCATAGATCACCATAAGATAGAGGACTTTGATTAGACTGTGTTGTAGGTGCAGTAGTTGAGAAAATTACACCATTTGGATCAGTTGTGTTCTGTCCTGAATTAGCAGGGCTACCGGTGTTGTCATAGTTTACATTTCTGTAACCATGCCATTGTCCGTTCTTGTTAACCATAATGTCAACTTCTGTGGCTGTGCTGTAGAACCAATTAGTACCGTTAACTGGGTTCTTAGCTGGTGCGCCTTCATTTGCGATATAATCGAATAATTCCCAGTTACTTAACATAACTGAATATAGTTCTTTAGGTGCACCTGAATAATATGCAGCAGATGTAACACCACCTGAACCATTGATAGACTGCACAGAAACAACTAAATCGTTAGTTCCGCTATCGCCGCCAATATCAGCACCGTCTATAGTGATGAGGTCACCAACTGAGTAGCCTGTTCCGCCGCCAGCATTAAGTGTTACGATATAATAAGTTCCCTTATCATTAACTGTGAACGATGCGCCGTCGCCACCACCTGTAGTAGAAGATTGTGTTACGTTAGTATATGTGAATTCAGATATTGCTCCGTAAGATACACTAGAGTTTAATTCTGGAGTAAATCCAATTTCAGCTATTAATCCACTAGAAATACCATCAGGTGCATCATCTAAGTAAATGTCGCCACCAGCGTTATTACTTAGAATAATAGCCCCAGAAGACGAAACCGCAGCATATGTGTTAGGAATATTAGCAGACAACCAATCAGTCACAAAATCTTGTGCAGTTGAACCAGTTGTAGTGAACGAATATGTTCCTACTGAAGTTGTGCCAGGTATAGTGACCGCAACTAATAGTGTAGATCCTACAGTGATGGGATTATTTTCAAAGTCTGTTACTGTGCCTTCTTTGATTACTGGTCCAGTAGTCATTCTCTTGTAGAACTGCATTCCTAAATAAGGAGCAGGTGCATAAGTAGATGACCCTACTTGGGCAAATACTGTACCTTCGGGAATTAACTTACCACCGGTAGAATCTAAATCTGCGATAGCGTTAATTGGACTAGAGTAGCGACCTACTGGAATCGTAATCCATGCATCAGTCGTAGCAGAATATCGATACAACGGCAATGTCATACCGTTTCCTACTACACTAGTTTTGATCCATACACTTCCTGTTGGGTGCGGAGTAACTTGGCTAGAAGTCCACAATGGCATATTGGCTGAAGAAGCGTATACTACATCAGGTGCGTAATAGGTACCTGGTGCGATGCCCATAGTTTGTAAGGGTGTTCCTGAACCATTGGCTAATGTGATAAATGTATTAACACTAGGTTGACCGTAAGAAATAATAAGTTTTCCACTTTCAACTCGTGAAGTCAAATATCCAATGCCTAAAGAATTGATGCTATTTGCAATATCAAAAACAGTATCACCTTGTGAAACTATGATTGTTCTTGTTGCTGTTCCTGCAGAAATAGTAAACGAATCACCAGAAGTTAAGCTAGGACCAGAGATTGTTCCTTGAACTGTTGGGATAGACATTTTCCAATCCATAGATCCAAGTTCAACCCATGTGTTATCATATTTCTTAAAGAAATAAGTTGATCTAGCAAAATTCTTTTGCCCTACGTAAGTAGGTATTACAGCATAACCACCCACAGCACCAACAGACGGTGCTGGGAAACCACCTACTAGTTGATTAGCATCTGTTAATACCAATGGGGTGATAGGATCAAATTTACCGGTAGCAGAGTTGAAAACGTTAATACCCCAATTCTGTCCTAGTAATGAAGTTTCTAACCAATACTGGCCATCATCAGGGTCTCCTACTGGTCTAGACAATGTTCCAACTAAACTTGCTAGATCAATATCTGCACGTAAAACATAGCAACGATTAGTAGTACCTAGTAAGCTGTAAGCAGCTAGCAATCCGTACTCGTTTAATTCGTAACCCTGAATTGCAGTACCGTTTGAAGTCTTATAGAAGAATGGTGTACCGTATAGGTTAACTAAGTCACGCTGACTTGTGACCAAATATAGTTTATTTGCATTCGATGCAGTTGTTGCAGCAGCTACTCCGGTGCCCGCTGCATTAGCTTTGTTCTGTGCAGTTGCTACTAGCACAAACGGAACTGAACTTGAGGCTGAAGGTAGATACTGACTTTGGTCAATGATCGTAACTTGTACGCCTGGTGATACTAGTGCCATGTTAATTTTTCCTTTATGTTATGATTGTGAGGGTTAACGCCCTAAGTCGTATTAATATTTAGCGAAAACTTTCAAAAACACCCAATAACCGTGCCTTTAAAGGTTACTTTATAAATACAATATGAAACGCCCTATTTGTAAGACTTGCAATAAGAATTTCTGCGCTATCAACTATATCCGTAACGGAAAAACATACTATAGGAGTATGTGTGATGAATGTGGCAGGAAGAAAAATAAGAAAAAGACTAGGACACCAGGGTGGCAAAAAGCCGGATACAAGAAAAAACCCACATGTGATTTATGTGGGTTTCGAAGTCTGTTTACAACACAGATGGTAGTTTACTACATAGATGGGAATTTAGAAAATAATGAGTTCGCCAATCTAAGAACCGTCTGTTTAAACTGCATCGAAGTCGTTAAGCGCAAAGAAGTTACTTGGCGCAGGGGTGACTTAGAGGTTGATTATTGACCTGATTTGCGAATGTAAATCATCAATCGAACTATTATTGTCAACGTGGTAATCATAGACTAAACCAACGCTAGAATATTCACTAGCATGAATTCCTATATTGTCTAATCTTGTCTTGCTTATAGACCACATTGCGTTCCCATTAGGTCCTTTGTTGTATTCGATTGCATACTGATACCAGTCTGGATTAGGACCACGTGAAACTCTCATAGTAAGCCCACCGGCATCCTTGATTGCTTTAACTTCGTTAGCAAACCGACAGTCAGTGATAACGATATCGTCCTTCGCTTGTCGTAGTTTATTTTCCACACTTGCAACCCAGATATCGTTGTGGAAATGATTGCGTAGAACATCTGTTCCCCAGTACTGTAGTACCCAACGAGGGGTGATATTCATATCCAGTCGATTAGACCACCATTCGTCTTTTTCCTCTCGCCATTCACGACTAGATTTAGTCGTGCCTTCTAGCATTTCTCTGTCCCAACCGAACACCGAAGACACTGCATCTTTGAGGCTAGATGCGAAACTAATACGCTTGAACCCATGATGGGTAACTAAGTAGTCAGCAATCGTATCTTTGCCGCTACCTATTAATCCTGTAACACCTATAATCATAAAAGAAAACTCCTGCAGTACTTATTGTATTACAGGAGTATGAAAAAGTAAATGTGAATTTAACCAATAACGAATGAATATGGCTGACTGTAATCTACGAATCGTTTTAGGTCTTCAAGTAATCGATCTTGTTCGGCTTTAGATTCTGCTTTCAATGCTGAACCATTTAAAGATGTACCTCCACCTGGACCCGCGATACTTGCAAACTTCTCACGTGCCTCACCCAAGATGCCCTTCAAAACAGCTAGGATATAGTCACCGATCCAAACTCCTGCGCCCGGGTCTTGCAGTAGTGTTGTTTCCGGCTTCTGTGTGTCGGCCCAAATTAGAATTTTTTCACCGGTGCCTTTTGGATCACGCACAATCTGCAATACTTTAGTAACAGGGTTGAATGTATAAATTACATATCCACCGAACATACGTGCTGCTAATTCAATGTATTGGGCATAAAAGTCATACGTTGCCAAACCACCTGCATAGTTGTAGTTCAGCAAATAGGTATTAAGAATAGCACTTGAAAAGGGGTCAAATGAACTGGCTGCTGGACCAGTTTCCAAACCTACTGTTCTACGGAATACTTGACGAACATTGATGAATTCGCTAGGTAATGTGTATGAATTGACGTTAGCATGAATTTCCATCAAAGTGTACGATTCCTCTGTAGCATTTTGCGCACGTTGTCTGTATAACTTAATTGTGTATTGATACGCCGCTTCATAATGTTCTGGATCTAATTCAACATCGACCATACCATCGCCGAGGCGTAGTCGTAAATTATTGAATAATGCTTCTTTGAGTTCTGATAATGTTTGTCCAGCCATGGATATCTCCTGATACTGTATTTATCAGGAGATCAATCAGTCAATACATCGAAGATTGTACCATATTGGTATCTAGACCAACTCTCCATGTCTACATATTCGTTTATTTTGCGACGGTATACAGTCTTTAACCACACTCGTTCGTTGTGTACTTTGACGGGGTACCAGGCGAACCACTGCTCCCAAGGAGATTTGACAATCTTTCTCGCAACATAATCGTTCCAAGTTGGATACTTGGGAGCGGGGTTGAAGTTCATTTTTTGATCTTGAAAATCAAAAATAAGTCCTTTAGTGAATGACTCCATGGATCTTTCACGCCATAGGCAATATGCCCGAAACGTGTGTCCATATCAATAGTATCTTTACCCTTGACTTTGGTATCGCCGCTGATTGAAGTTAGTTCAATTCCGTCAGGTAATTGTTCGAACTCCTCGGGAGTGAACAACTCTAAGTTTTCGTCCCAAGGGTGCATATTACAGATCGCCTTCTTTGCGATTCTCAGAGTAGTGAGCATCGAACTTGCCACCGGGATAGCGAGATTCTAGCTTAGAAACGTTCTCAAGTAGAACCTCATTGGGTTCATATCCGAGTGCCCTGCAACTGTTAATCCAGTACCAACCAATGTCACCGAGTTCACGCTTCATGTGAAAGCGATTTTCTTCATTGTATGGCTTACCTTGGAAGATCATCTTTTTGACAATCTCACTGAATTCACCGCCCTCGCTTGAGAGTCCTACGCTACCGGTAAGCAACAGTGGAACGTTTACTCCGAGAGCATCCAACTCACGCACACGTGCAATGAATGCTTCTAGATTGTTACTAGGATCGCTAGTAACTGCTTGGACAAAGTCCTGATATTTGTTTAAGTCGATTTTTTGTGTCATTAGAATGCCTTTAGAATAATCATATTTTCATTAAAGCGACCGTTCGGTGTAGTCGCAACCGCTTTAATGTCTGCAAAGAATTTACGTGCCGCGGGCTTTGAACCCATGACTTCTTTGATTTGTTCACCCGGCTTACGCAGAGTTTTAATCTCAGATTTGTTTGTGTCAAAACCAAGAATAGTGTTGCCCTTCACAGTGAAGGATTTGCTATACTCATCCGCAATGTAGTGATGTAGTTTGCGTTTAGCTGTATCATACACCCATGCTTCGCTAGCACCATGCAATTTGGTCGGATGCACACTGACAAGATCCAGCTTGTTTGCAGGGTCTTTGAATTCTTTGAGGTATTTGAGTTTACTAACAAGTTTCTCGACAGGCACAGCCTTGCGCTTACGAGGAGCCTTGCTTGCTTTCTTGATAGAAATATAAGAATTCAGATCACCGAGGACCTGTTCAATAAATTTGAGGATGTTGCGAACCTGTACTTTACCCAAATGCGAGTACGCTTCCTTGATATCTTTGTCAGAACCCTCTTGCAGAACATTGAATTCATCCTGTTTGCGCTTCCAGAATTCAACAATAAGAGGAATGTGTTGAGGCATGACATTGGATCGGGCAACAATATCAACTGTCTTTTCAGATGCTTTACCGTTCATGATAAAATCATCGAATAGACCCTCAAGTTCTCCTGCGGCTTCACGTGCTTTGTCACGCATGATTTCCTGCACATTGGGTCGATTGTTTACCGGTTTTTCTTCTACTTTTTCGACCACAGTAACTTTGCCCGTCAATTTCAACAGACGGCTAAGTTCATTTTCGAGGGTAGCTTGCTCATGTTCATTCAATTCAAGACCTCGGAGGGTCATTCGTGCTAGCCAGCACAATGTCATGAGGAATTCTTTGTCATCTACCTTACGTAGCTTTTTAGCATCATCTTGCCGGTCATGATGCTCAAGGTACTGACACATGAGTTCTTTAGCATCTTTTTTGCCATAGAACCGATTATACCAGTTAAAACTGCGAGCCAAAGCAACACCGCGATATTCCGCATCGGGTTGTAGTGCAAAGTAAGGTTCGTCACCCATGTACTTTGTATCCGGATCCCGAGGGTTCAGGGCTTTAATGAAATGGTCGTCAGTCTTTTTAGGCTTGCGAGTTGCCATGAGTTCTCCTTAAGAATGTTGTTATTATATAGCATCGCCCAATTATTGTCAAGCATTCTTAAGGTAATACTTTTGTAATAAATAATAAGTAAACGGATTACAATATGCCAAGAATTTCATTATACCGCCCCGAAAAAACAAGGGATTATAAGTTTTTAGACAGAACCATAAAGGAAATGTTTGTCGCGGGTGGGACAGATTTATATATTCACAAATATCTAGGTGTGCCAAATACAGGTCCTAGTAAGGATCTAACACAGCCTCAATATGATTCATTAGATCCGACTAATATTCAAGACCTTTTGTTTTTAGAAAACAGAGACAGAAAATATGACCCTAATATCTATAGAATTAGAGGTCACTATAATGTACAAAACCTAGACTTTGATTTAAGTCAATTTGGTCTATTTTTAAATAATGACATTATCTTTATAACTGTACATTATAATGAAATGATTGATTTGATAGGTCGTAAGTTAATGGTAGGAGATGTTTTAGAATTACCGCATCTTACAGATTATCATCCATTAAACGAAACAATACCCATTGGTCTTCGTAGATATTATCAGATCACTGATGCCAATTTCGCCAGTGAGGGTTTCAGCCAAACATGGTACCCACATTTGTGGCGTATCAAGTGTGAACCGTTAGTCGATAGTCAAGAATTCTCTAACATCCTCAGTGAACCTATTCAGAAAGACAATTATCTCGGCGATTGGGACTCCACTAAAACGTACACATTAGGATATACAGTTACGTATGGAGACAAAATTTATACCCCTAAAGCACCGGGACCTGTTCCTGCAGGTATCGCCCCCACTGATCCTATATATTGGGAGTTGAGTACCGCAGATAATCTAAGAGATATTCTAGGTAGGTACAACAAGAATATCGAAATCAACGAAGCTGCAATTGCAGAAGCAAATAGATTGCTTCCAAAGACTGGATACGACAGAAGCCAATTGTATATCGTACCTACGTTCCAAGATGCTCCTGCGCCACCGATCAATATCGTTGTAAGTAATAGTGCTCCTACGCCAACTAGGGCAGTTGTATCTTTTATTGCGAATCCACAATACAAGAACCCTAGTCCTGTTCTAAGAATAGGTGCAGAAGCTCGTAAGAAGTTACTTGAATTGACAAGTGAAGAAATTAACGCACTTAAAGCATTTGCAGGACTATCGTTAGAGACTGCCAAACTTGCTCCAGAGAAACTTGATACAGGATCAGGGCAAGTTGATGGTACATTAGTACTTACTGCTATGTCTATGGGGCCTATCACTGCACCTTACGGAACAGCAGACAACACGTATTCAACAGCAGATCAATTCCCGTCACTAACTATGACAGCTTTGCCTACGCCAATAGGTTCGACTATAGTAGGAGTGCAAAAATTAGACCCCAAACTAGTTCCGGGAGTATACATAGATGCGTTCGTAACTACACAAACGGGACAAATAATTCAAGTGTTCCCTCCTTTTACTAAGGTTGTCACTGTTGATTTCATAACCAACACATTCACAGTAGATCAGGCAACAGTAGTGTTTATGGATAACGGTACTGAAGTAGTAGCCGCAAGCAACTTCACAGGTACTGTAAGTCAACAAATGGATTTTAGAGCAGACTGTGACCCTAGATTCCAATTCATTGCTAGAGTATCACCTGAAGGATATGGGTATACTAATGGTTACATGATCGGAGACGGTACTGCACCCAATGGGTTCCCTGTAGGTTCAGGAACAACATTCCCATCTAATCCTAAAGTCGGTGACTATTTCTTACGCATCGATTATCTACCAAACTTGTTATATCGATTCGACGGTTCATTATGGGTACGCATCGGTGAAAGTAGCAGAGCAGGTGTCGCATTCGACACAACTAACCCAGAACAACAATCTCAATTGGCATCCTTCATTAACAATGATGCCACATTGACATTGACAGACGGAACTGTGATACCACAGCAACAACCGCTAAGTAGTATATTAACAATTCAACCAGATTAAGGTAACACATGGCAAAGTTTTTTTATGACAACCAGATACGTAGGTTTCTGGTACAATTCGCTAGAATTTTTTCTAACTGGCAAGTAACTAAGGGAAAAGATCCTGCAGGAAACGATATTCTTGTACGAGTTCCTGTTATGTACGGTGATAGTAGTCGTATGGTTGCTACGCAGATTGCAGGCAATAGTCCAAGTAGTTTACCTAGCGCGCCACTAATTACATACTATATCAGTGGACTTGAATACGATCAAAGAAGAACCCAAGACCCGTACTTCATTGATAAAATGGCTGTCAGACAACGTACTTGGAATCCTGAAACACAAAGTTTTGAGCAAACACAGGGACAAGCATTCACTGTTGAACGTGTAATGCCAGTGCCCTATACGTTAAGGATCACAGTAGAATTCTGGACAACTAACTATCAGCAGAAATTAGAATTGATTGAACAGCTAGGGGTATTATTCAACCCTAGCATGGAGATTCAAAGCACTGACAACTTCATCGATTGGACATCGTTAAGTGTTGTGTATCAAGACGGTTTAACATTCAGTTCAAGGTCTATACCACAGGGTACAGGTAACCCTATTGATGTTATGACTTGGAAATTCTATATGCCTATCTGGATTAGCAGCGCAGCAAAAATCAAAAAGCTCGGTGTTATACACAAGATCATTGCAAGTATCTATCAAGGTTCTGCGCTAGATGACATGCAAGAGGATGATCTGTTGTTAGGTACTAGACAGAAGGTTACTCCCTATGGATATAAGCTATTACTAATCGGCAACACATTACAGATTTTACCTGCGAATCAGAACTTTTCACCCAATAATGATAATCTAGATTTGCCACCTAATCCGAATACGGCAGTGTATTGGCATAGTGTCTTGAATGTTTACGGAACTGTAAGAGAGGGACTCAGTCAAATATGGCTAGAAAACCCTTACATGGATACAGAGATAGTAGGCACTATTAACTATCACCCAACTGACGACAGACTTTTGATCTTCACCATTGACCCTGATACTTTACCACAAAATACATTACAACCAGTCGATAGCGTTATTAACCCGTTACAAAAAGGGCCTGGTGAGGGCTTGCCTATCGCTAGTGCCGGACAACGTTATCTAATTGTAGAAGATATAGGAAATGTCAACAATACCGGTCCTTCAGTTTCATGGGGCAATGTTGTCGCTAAGGCAAATGATATCATTGAATTCGACGGTGTAAATTGGTATGTGAGTTTTGACAGCACTGAACTAACAACAGTACAGTATGTCACTAACCTAACGACTAAAGTACAATATCGCTACACCCAAGGTGCTTGGATGAAGTCTTGGGAAGGCTGGTACGATCAAGGAAGTTATAGCATCGTTATCTAAGTGATAAATCAGTATATGACTACTGATAACGTATCCGCAGGAGTTTTCTTCTATTCTTCTGCGACCAACCGATTTTTGTTTTTATTAAGAAACGACACTAGGAACCCTAGTAACTGGGGTATTCCTGGTGGGAAGGTTGAGAAGGGTGAAACATTAATTGAAGGTATAGAACGTGAATGTACCGAAGAGATTGGATTCTTTCCAACCAATGTAAAACTTGTACCCATACAGAAGTTCATCAATCATAACTTTACATATCATACGTTCTTCTGCAAAGTTGAAAATGAGTTCATGCCAACCCTGAACGAAGAACACTCGGGATATTGTTGGGTAGACCCCGCACATTATCCCAAACCATTGCATCCCGGATTGTTCAATACGATTAACTTTGATGTTGTTCAAGAAAAATTGAAGCGTTTAATCAAAGCAGATTAAACAGTATCATTTCACATTCAGTTGCGTGTGTGATTGAGATTTGACCTTCATTCTCATACATCAATGCATCACCTTCAACACATGGATATCCGTTAACGGTCGCAGTACCTTTAACGATGTATATGTAGTGCTTGATATTTGGATTTATATTGTGTGTATGATCTTCTGTAAAAATTCCGGCACTAACGACAGCATCACTTTGAATAATTATAGGTGCGTCATATTCACGTGCAATCAAACAGAAGTTGTTTAATTTGTCTTCCCGGTCGAAGATATAGCCATTGTATTCTGGTTTGATATTCATTTGATTAGGTCGCAACCAAATCTGTAAATATCGATTAGGTTTGTTTGTGTTGTTACCTTCGATATGCCAAATGCCTGTACCAGCAGACATATGTTGAACTCCACCTGCAGGTACTTCACATATATTGTGTAGATTGTCGTTATGGTAGCAATCACCTTCTACTATGTATCCCAATATCTCCATATCCATGTGCTGATGGATAGGTACAAAGCTATGTGGAGCAACTCTATCGTCATTGATTACTTCTAGTAAAGAGTAATTTATGTAGTCGGTGTTCCAGTATGAGTTGTTGCTGAAAGAGCGATATGTTTCAATCCACGTATCACCCATGTGTTTTCTTGTGTTTGCTGGCCTATGTTTAATCATATGGTATTTAATGGAAAAGCGGCTTGCGCCGCTTTTTTATTTGCTAAAAACTGATTAGCACCAGTTTTCAACAGCAACGATTGTGTATCCTGTAGCAGGATCAACGTCACCATTGCTATTAAAGATAGTAGCAATGTACTTAGACGTATCATCTTCGTCACTAGATACCCAGTGGTTAGTGATAGCAGTTGCTTGATATGTGTCACCGTCGTTGTAGACTTCCATACTGAACTCATTACCTTCAGGTGTAGCTTGTACTAATGTTGCAACCATAACTGGTGCAACAGTTCCGTTTGTTGCAAGACCTACTCCATCTGCGGTAGCAGTAAAGATTTTACCATATGCAGCATCTGGACCTGCACCTAGTGCGACCCAATCAGTATCACTAGCATTTGTGATAAAATATGTATTGTTCTTAGCAATACCTTCATCTTGAAGGTCGTTTGCATCAACAATCATAAACTTCTTTTTACCTTTTTGACGCAAGATGTATGCGTTGCGTGGACCACGTGTAAATGTCCATGTACCGGCTGTAACATCTACTGCTGCATTGTCACCAAGTTCAAGTTCTGTACCGTCGGTGATACTAGCTACTTCACCCAATAATGTATCTCCTACATAAATTAGCGAGCCAGCTTCGATACCACAATATTGGAAATCCGTGCCATTACCAGTAATTGTAGTAGATGTTGAGTCTGCATCGATTGTGCCTTGACCATTCATACTGAAAGTTGCAGTAACTCTAGTCGGACTATCATAACCGCCTACGATACCTGGTTGATTATTACTATAGTCGTTATCGGTAGTACCATCGTTTGGAAAACCGTAGTCAACTGTTGTGCCTGTATCTTGTTGATATTTTCTTGTTTTTAAAGGACGTCCCATTTGTTTTCTCCTAGTTAATTGTGGGTTCTAGCCACTACGCGGCGGGGACCGCATAAACTCTCAGAATTAAGAGTGTATTAGATATTTATCGTATTAGTTTAAATCTACCCAGTCTGTTCCGTCGTACCCTTGAAACTTAGCATTGGTTTGATTGAATATCATCATACCTTCTGCCGGGGAAGGAATAGCAGTATCTCTTGCTGAATCATTAGCATATACTGCAAGTTGCATAACAACACCAGTATTAACTTTGTCAGCAGTTACAGTGTTTCCTACATCTAAATTACCTGCAACATTAGCATTGTTGTTGACTGTAACACTGCTAAATGTCGCTAAATTTGCAGAAGTTGCACCAATTACACCATTCAGGTTACCATAAAAATTTCCATTAAAATTAGTAGAATTGGTATTACCAGTGATTGTGAGTACGTTAGTAACTTTGTTGAATACTAAGTTAGCTGAACCACCGAATGCGCCCGAGGTGTCCTGGAATTGAATTTGAGTGTTCGAACCACCAGGTACAGCATTTCCCGTCGGAGAAATCTGTCCTATAACATCACCGCTATTTGCAGTATAGCCTGACCATAGTGGGTTATACGGAACAATAGCAGTAGCACTAGCAACGTTGGATTCATCGTATATAGCAAATGTGTTAGCGGACAATCTCTTTATATAAAACTGATTGGTCCCGTTTACTCCTGCGGTCTGAACACTAGATCCAACAGTAACAGAAGGTAGAACATCACTGATCGTAACTGACACACTAGTACCAAAATAATGAGGGGTTGATGTGGTAATGATCGTGCCTTGTGCAAAATTAGAAACGTTAGCAGGAGAAATATTGGCAATCTTGTACGATAGTGTACCGTTAGTAGTCCAAGTTAAATTACCAGTGCCGTCAGTTTGTAAAACAAATCCGTTTACACCGCCGGATATTTTCAAGTTGGAAGCAGAACCTAGACTAACTTTGACGTTAGCGTTACCTGTACTTCCAGTTAGTAGATTGCCTTTCCAATTTTCCCAAGCATACCCACTGAAACTTGAATTGTAATTAGCAACTATGATGTCACCTGTTTGAACATTAGCCATGTTCATGACAGAGTTGCTTGCACCGTTGATTCTAGAAAAGTCTAATGGACTAGCATCAGTAAGAATCTCAGTCTGAGTAGTTGCACCTACTCCAACAGGGGGAACAATAGTTGGATCATTACCGATGAACACACGTTGTTCGTCAGTAGCGAAACCTATTTCTCCAGTGTCTAACTGAGGTAAGTCAGCATAAGACCCTGTTCTGTGAATGATTTTGGAAATTTGTACGATAGCCATAGTATAATCTTAGTTTGATTATACTATTTATCGCAGTTACACGAACTGGGTATAGTACTGTTCCAAACGTCTATACCACTTGTCTACCCAAGAATCGAATTCTGTTCCCTCAATAATGAATTCTTGGTACAATGCATTAGGATCTGACATAAAAATCACACCCTTACGTATTTTTGTTCCGTGAACTTCGTTATGTGCTGTAGCATAAGCTGCTAACTGAATGAAATAATCGTCAATCCACTCACGCTTTTTGGGTTTGTTTGTTTGCTTGTGGTCCATGATTGCTTCCTCACCGTCATGCACCCCAACTAAGTCAGTAGTTCCTGCATAGACCCCGGGGAAATATAGAGGAACTTCTGTGCCCCAGAACTCATTACATTTGCTCAGACCTTGATAGATAATAGTCTGAGCCATCTTATGACTTTGCACAGAATAGGGATTAGAACCAGGTGTACCTAACTGTCCTGTTTTGATATAATCTTCGATCCATTTGTGCATTCGTGTGCCACGACCCGCAGCCTCAGTAGTAATCTCTTGTGCTTTCTTGTGGCCGACGGCTTTGCGCCATTCATTTAGTTTTTCGATCTTTTCTTTGGGAGTTGTTGTTGACAGAATCGTGGTGACACTAGGAAGTTTTTGACCATCGGGGGTAGCATATCTACGACCTTCAGGAGTGTCTATTCTTTTGATGGGCTGATAATTAAATTTGTTAGGAATGTACATAAAAAAATTGTACTATATATTTCTACATAGTACAATCTCTTTGGTTACTTCATTGCTGATTTAGCCATTTGCTGACGAACTTTTTCTGCTTCGTCTGGCTTAGCATCTAGTGCCATATCATCTTCATCTTCTTGACCTACAAACGTAACTTCATCCTTGTTAACGTTTTTGATGATGTTCTTTAATGGTTCTTTTTGAACAATGTCAAAAAGATCCGGCTTGTCAAGAATAATATCGTTTTGTCTTAGAAAATTTAATAACTGGTCAGTACTAATGCTCTGACCAGTTTTTTCTACGCGGTCTTGAAGTTGTTTGGCGACTGCCGCAAGTTTGATACTTAGCGGGTTATCTCCTGCAAATTCAAATATTCTCATATTAGCGTACTGAACGACCTACACCAGCAACGGTTTCATCTTCATCGGGTTCAGCAGCTAAGTTAGGAAGCTCTGCGTCAGGTTGTTCACCACCTAAGTCTTCCATGTCTTCACCGTCGCCCATATCTGCTAATGGTTCTTCATCGCCCATTCCCATGTCAGCACCCATTCCCATGTCAGCCATGCCGCCACCTTGACCAGTGATGATACCTAGACCACCTTGAATACCAGCCTTAGCTTGAGTCAATGCACCTTGTAGTGCGCTCAATGCTTCGCTAACGGTAGTGTTGAATTGCTCACCTTGTTCTGTACCGACTTCGCTGTTAACACCGTCAACAACTGCAGGTAATTCTTTCACTAGCATGTCAGAAACTTGTTCGACCATCTTCTGTAGACTGTCAACCATTTCTTGTGCAGCAAGAATAACTTGTGACTTTTCAACTTCTTCGTTCTCTACAACCATACGAGTGTTGTACATTGGAAGAGCTTTTAGTTCACCATAGTGATGTGCTAATGCTTGCTCCATGAATACTAGCTTTAAGTAAGCTGGATTCTTTTCAGTGTTCAATCCATTGCTAGATTGACGCATTTCATTCATCAAGTTTCCTACTTTGCGCATCATACGCTGTGTATCATACAGACTCATGGTGTCTAGTTTGATATCGGTGTTGAAGTGCTCTTTTAGAGCCTTCTTAGCAACTTGAGTTGGTTTTGCGTTAAATTCTGTTAGTTTCATAGTTTTATCCTAGAGATACTTATTATATATTTATCTTTTTGTAAATTATTTTAGGTCGAAAGTTGTCTATACATTCTGTATTGCCAGTTCTTCACTGACAACTCATAGCCCTGAATTTCATTTAAAATAGCAACCTTTTTAGACTTTGCTTCCATCAGTTTAGCCACGTATACCGACTTAAACGTCAAATCTTTTGTTTTCCTAGACAGTTCTGTTTGGATCTTGATTTCCGTTAAAGCACCCTCTAAGCTAGAATCCAAAGCCGCAATTCGTTTGGCTTTGTCTATCATGTTGCGATAATACAAGGTAGTCCATATAACAGCATTTTTTAAATTGTAAAAGTGTTCATTTAGATCGGTGTTGTATTTCTCAACAGTGTATCCTGAATTGTTCTTGCGTATCAAGTACTCTCCAAATAATTCATACCCGTCGGGATTGTCAATCACTAGAATACTCTGTATTTGCTTGACGGATTGGTCGCTTAAAATTTTTTTTAAGATATCAAACATGTGTGATTCATTCATATGAAATGACCTTAAAATAAATGTTTTTTAGTTCAGGGGTAGTGTCGAGAAAGTCTGGAAGTTTTTTCCATTCTCTACCTGTTCTAATCATAGGAACTCCTTCACAGTCACTGTATAACATTCCTAATTCTGAGATACCGTCATCAAATACTTTTGCATGTGATATAGTAAACTCAAAATTCCAACAAGGCTGATCTTCTTCGTCCTCAAATAAAAACCCAAAATTATCAAACTCTTTAAAGTTGACATTCTGTTTAGTGATACCAGTGATTTCTTCTGGCTGACTTCGTAGAGAAATAACCTGAATTATAGTATCAAAATTTAGTTGAGAATTTCTGTTAGTTTGCCATTCTTTTTTCTGTTCGTCAGTTAGGTCGATGGGAGGTTTTCGACTAACTAAATTAGTCTGTGCGATATCAAACAGAGTGTAGCACCTAATCTTATAACTCATAGAGTTATTTATAGCGGTAAAAAAACCCGAGAAATTCTCGGGTTTTTACTAAACTAAATTAGATTAGTTTGTGAATGTAGCAGAAGCTGTAGTAGTTGTACCAGAGATACCTGCTGCTGCAATTGCTGTATCGATTGCACCAGTTGTCCATGCTGCTGTTGGGTAAACAGCAACTGCTAGTGTGTCGTTTGTTGTATCGGTGTACTCATACAAGTAAACAACTGCTAGTTGTTGTAGAGTTTGAACGATTGTGTTGACTTGTGCACCAGTCAAAGCACCAGTAGCTGTAACTGTGAAGAAGTCTAGCTTAGGACCTTGAGGTTGAACTGTAACAGCAGAAGTAACAGCGTTCAAAGAACCAACTGTATATTCACGTGAATCATAGTTCATTACTGGTTGATAGTCACCGTGTGTTTTAGTTTGGATAGCCATGATAAATTTCCTTTTAAATGTTTGAATCATATAGATTCATACATTTATTTATGCCTCTGCGAAAAAAAATATGGTATTTGGGTAGAATTTTTACTTGGGAACCATCATAGACTGCGCTTTTTGCGCAGCTAATGAGCGTCTTGCAGCAAAGTCTTCCGGAGATCCTTTAGCAGGAACAGTCATCGTAGGCTTTGAGGATTGTCCTGTCATAATCTCTTTATAGAGTTTTTGATATCTTGCTGGACTCATTTTGTATAGTCTTTGCATAGCTTGCTTTGTGATTTGTTCTAGGTCGTCTAGACTCTCTTTACCGGTCATTTTGCTCAATTGTGATACGATTGACTGGGTAGTACTGCTTAATTGCGGGGCATCGGGGGCCGCACCTGAGCCTGTTTGATTTCCACCTAATTTACTAGGATCTATTGATGCCCCTGTTTTAGGGTCACGCATTTGTTTACTACCAACTAGATACATCTGATTAGCGAGTGCATCCATGTCGCCTGCTTCAATAAATTTTGAGATAGCAACTCTATCTTGCGAATTAGCTACCCACCCATACTGAGAAAGATAGCTATCTACCATTTGCTGCAAGTCTGCGCTAGAAAATCCGCCTGCTTTTTGTCCCGCTTTTTGATTTAGTTTGATTTGTTGCTTGAATCTGTTGACAAAGTTATTTTTTGCTGCAATTTCATTACCTTCAACACCACCGATGCCTAGGTTACGATACATGCTACCGCGGATACTGTCAGCAATACCTTCAGAAACAAACTCATTAACTCTCATCTTTTTTCCTTAGACTTTTGCTAAACCTCGATTGGTCTCGGGCTTTGATTGCACTTAATAATTTTTTCTCTAAAATTTGTGCTTTTTCTTCACCGTAATGTTTGTTAATCATTTCGAGCAAATTTATCGCACTAGTGATTATGTTATGGGCGCGGCTTTCAACAACGTGAGAAGTATCACGGTTATTTCCTATCGCCTCTAGTTCTTCTAATAGGCTGCGTGTTTTTCTTTGCATGATGAAGATGTCCTACTAGTATTTATCACTTATTCATGTTTTGGGCTTTAATACTAGACAGCAAAGAATTCAACTTTGCACCCTTAACGTCTACTTTAACTGTTTTATTCACTTGATCCACTTCCGTATGTATTTTATCATTTGTCGAATCTGTGACAATTGACGTTGTTTTTAACTTGCTCATAATGTCGTTGGGACTGGGCTGCGGGTTACTAGGCCTATAACTATTCTGATCTCCTTCAGGATTAGGATCAGTAATTCTCAATGTTTCCAGATCAAACGCTAATTCGATCTTTTGACCAACACCCGAACTGCTACGGGTTTTCATAAGTTGAAGTTGATACTGACCGCGCTCACGCATACTACGACTAGTAAAGATACCAAATACATTATCCGCAGTATTAATCTTTGAAATACCACCTGAAATATGCGAATGGTCGAATTCAATTTCTTCGACCGCTGAACGGTTAAGCTGCGAAGCTGTGACAAATAAAACATTAAGTTCTTTCGCTAAATTACGTAATTCTTCCGAAACGTACTTGTCCTTGACGAACAGGTCACTTGGGCTGACTTTTGCACTGACAGGCATCAATAAGTCTAGATAATCGACACACAAGAAATCAATCTTCGACCCCGTCTGTATTTCTAATTCCTTACAATATGCTCTTAGGTCATTCACAGTAGACTGTGCAGGCATATACTTGATACGCAATTTACCTGCTTTTTTCTGTAGCATTTTGACCTTCATTTCAATATCATCAATTGATTTGAAAATCTCTCGACTACTGGTGTCGGTCATCATGCTATCAATACGCATAGAACACAGACCTTCACTAAGTTCTAGTGTAATATAGACACCGTTCAATCCTGCCTGAGTCCAGTTAACAGCCAAGTTTTGCATAAACAAACTCTTACCTGAGCCTGACCCGCCTGCAAAGATTTGTAATTCACCCCTATTGAAACCACCATAGAGTTTCTGATCCATGCATGGCCAGCCTGTACTGTTCTGTCCGTTGTTTGATTTTAATTGCATCAAACGACCTCTAGGATCAGCAAAGTAATCAGTGCCCATATCTTTTTGTAGACTGATTTGTACTGCATCTTTTATTAGTTTCTCAACTGGGTCATACTCACCTTTTTCTAACAGGTCGGCCGCCTTAAGAATTGCCCGTTCAAGTTCTTGTCGTTTAGTGAATTTCTCAAACTCATCCAAGAACCATTCACTATGACCGTCGTTAAGATTTTCTACCGGATCAATATCAATACCAGTAGTTGCTTTGATCTGTGCAGGATCGGGAAGTACTTTATATGTGTTGCTATGCTCTTTGAAAAACTCTGCTATTGGTCTCAGTGACTTATCAAAGTTTTGCGGATTCATAATATTTGTAACTCTGGTATACAACTCTGCGTTTGTTACCATCATCCGCAAAAATAATTTTTGTACTTCGATGTTATATTCTGTAATCATCTAAACCTTTATTGTTCTTTTAAAATCTGTTTTTTTCTTAATTCAATTTTTATTTTACTGTTTGTCGCATTCTCAAGTATACTTAACAGTGTAGGGAGCTTACCGTATTTTACTACTGCATCGTTAACGTCTTTTATACCGGGTCCCCAGTTTGGTAAGCTAACTTTGTATCCTAGTTCTAAAGCCCGGTCTGTGATCTTCAGCCCTGTTTTATCAAAATCAGGTACTACAATGATGGTTCTATTTAATTGTGCTAACACCGTTGCTTGTTCATTGCTGATATCATCGTGTGTTAGTGCTACTCCGTCAATACTGATAGCATCAAATATACCTTCAGTGACTATGCAAACTTGCCAGTCTGGGTGTTGCTTGTCAAAGTTGAAAACATAACCAGGCTGCTGGTCATTGAGAAATTTAGGTATTCTATTGTCTAAGAATCGTATAGTTGACCCTACGTTTTTGTTCCTGAATGTATAGGGAACGATAATGCCATACTTTTCTCGACCTTTGCCCTCAGGATTGACGTAGAACTTGTATGATGATAAGTCTACTTTACGTTTTAACAGATAATCTACGTAATATTTGTGTGACTCTTTATTGGGATCAAGTAGTTCACCTTTGGGCAAGTCTTTACCTTTGAAGTTGATGAACAACTTGCTACGTTCGGGAACTAGTATATCTAGCAAGTCACGTTGTTGTAAACTCTCTAGATTCCATTTCTGTACTTGCTCAGTATCTACGCCACACCAAACTAGAAACTGTCTTGTTTTAGGAGGTATCTGCTTACCCAAATTGAAGCTACAACTATAACCACAATTGAAGCAGTGCATGATCCAATTGTGTCCATCAATTTTCAATCCGCCACGACTTCTAGTATCACTACGATGACCGCGATGGCTACAGCATATAGCATTGAAGCTATACCAACCACTATGCGTTCTTTTTTTCTTACCAGGAATTAGGCTAAGGATATCAAACATCTCGTTATATTAACACAATACTGATAAAGATTTCAATATTATCTGGCTAATATTTGCGTGACGTTGCCCTGTGTACTAACAAACTGAAGTCTGACATATGGATGAAACCCATCAAGTGTATAACCAGCACTAGATGTAGTATTACTATAAGTCTGTACGTTACCGATGTTGTACCATCCTGCTTGAGGTTCCGTAGAACCTTGTGCCTGTATATTACCAGAGTATTGGTCTAGCTTAGTTTGAATAGTTAAAATTGGGTTTTCTGATGTATTGATAATACTGGAATAATAAGTAACTGGGCCAGCATTTGGTCCAGGAGTAGCATGTGATGGAATAGTCACATTAGCTGCTGGAAGGAAGCTTGGTAATACACTGTTGACTACTTCGATAGTTCCCCTAGCCCCTGCTTCGCTATTTACAAATGTAGGGTAATCATATCCGTTTTCGTTGACTTCTAAACTGTAGTAACACATTTGAGGATCAATGTCCATTAGCTCATTTGCGGTCACTAATAGCTCACAAAGCCCATTCAATGATAAAGTCTTGGTTACAGTCTTTTGTAAAAGAGTTTCTGTGCCGTTGTAGTTGAGTAATCTAAAGGATATCTCAAAGTTTGTAATATTGACTGGTTTCTGTTCTTGGTTTAGGTATTGGAATTGTAACTTATTATCCACACCCTTGTTTAGCTTTAAATTCTTAGCGTACACTATTGCATACCTCCTGGTAGAGTTGCCGCTGTAAACCACAACAGTTTGTCTTGGAATAAAATAATAAACGTTTGTTGAGTACACAGAAAGCTCCTTTTATATATTTATAAAAAACAGTTTGGTTATTAGATTTGATAAATATTTCGGTGCATTATATAGTATGATCCAAAACGAATTTTTTAAGAAGTTAACTGAAAATCACCCCTTCATTACGGTTTGTTCCTATGCAGGCCAAGATTATGTGGGAATAATCCAGAACCGTGATGACATAGTTACTACGATTTATGACTATGGTTCGATTACCCAATCAGAATTGAGGGAGAGGTTCCTAGAGTTAGGAGATCAGTGGTGGTGGGAATCTAATAGACTAGTCCCGATCAATATGTTTCTTAAAGAAGATTGGGCTATTTTCAAGCCCTATATCAGAACATTCAATAACAAAAGTCTAACAATATTACATGGTCCTATATGCAGTATGTTAGAACTAAGCAAAAAGAAATCTAAGAGAAAATCAATCACCCTTGTCAAGCGAATGCTCTGATTCTTCTAACAAATTCATATGCACTGCAACAAGCCATGAATAACTAATCGAGTGGCTTTTCTTAAAAACATACCCGTCAGCATCTTTATCCCAAACCGTCTTAGCAACTTCTTTCCAAGGCAAGCCAATCAAATGTTTCTTTGCTGGACGAATAACTGCTAGAAACATAGCTAGTCTAGGAATACTGTCAACAGGTTCAGGCATCTTACATAGACTATTGTAGTGGTTACTGAGGTGAATTAGCTTTTCTACAAAGTCTTTTTCTCTTAGCCTTGACCAATTCGGCTCTCGCATCAACTCAATTAGATGCAGTTCATTCCTGACATTATTGTAGACATGTACATTCAATAAATCTAGCTTAATGTATCCACGTTCTTCTGCTTCTGTGTAGTCTATATTAGCCATATCATTTACAGCATCATATGGAATGTCAGTGACATAGATACCTGTAGCGTGTTTACGAATAGGCTTGACATTGCGCATCGCCGCAGGAACATGCTTGATATGCTTTAGTATATCATCACGGTTTCCAAAGTCAATGTCAATATCTGAATTGAATTTCATCGCGGTGCCGCCAATCCTGCTTTCATCAGTTTCATGTATGCGTCTTGCACAACGATAGCCTGATGCTCTGCATCTTCGACTGCCTTGTGAGTTGTTTTGCTGCCGTATTTTTTATCTTTCAAACTAACACCTGCAATCTCGTACAGTGTACGTGTGTCCCTAACAGTCCAGAAAGGCCAGGGAATAGGATTAGAATAGTCAGTTAGTGTTTGACGCATACCCGTTTCGCAAGCTACTACGTCAAATGACGCACCATTACTCCAAACAGCACGACGATTCCAACAGAACTTATAAAGGGTCTCCATGCACTCTTTAAATGATGTACGTCCCCTGTCTCCCAGTGCTTCTTCAAGTGCGTCAGGGCTCTGCGTAGACCACCATCGTAATGTATCTTCATTGATAATCCTATTATGAATGTCTGTTTGATCCTCGACCGTGGGTCGTAGTTCTAATCGCTCTACGACACCCTGACCTCTGGGATCAAATCTAACAACACCAATTGTGAGAATTACACAATAAGGTGTCGTGTCAAGTGTTTCAAGGTCAATCATTATATCCGCTGCCATTATTATTCCTTTTTAAATTTACAATTATCAAAATGATATCTTTTCATTAAATTTTTTCCACCGATCTTACCGCAATGAGTACATGATAATTTCATCATATTTTTATTAGGGTGTGAATCTCCTAAAAAATTATGAGTACCATTATCAAGTCTTTCTTTAGTCTGTTTACTATTGTGCTCTTGACCTCTTTCGCCTGCCCAAGGGTGCTTTCCCAACTCTACTAATTTTTTATTTCTCTTAATCGCATTAATACTCCCGCGCACCCCTTGAAAATTATGTGTGCCTTCTTTGATACGGGCTAGTTGAGTTTGTTTACTTAGTTCACTAGAAAAATTATGTGTTCCGTTTTCTATCCGTTGCTTGGCTAATTTTTTACTTAATTCACTTTGTAGTTTCTTACTTACTTCGACCGGTATACTCATTCTATTAGCTATAGACCAACATGCACCATAATCTCCTTGCTCAAAATGAATTTGATAATGCTCCTCAATAGTTACCAATTTTAGATTATCCAATGAATCATTCTCGTGATTTCCATCTATATGGTGTATCTCATAACTTCTACCATCTTTGTCTTTTGGTATAGGTCCGTACACCGATTCCCATATTTTTCTGTATGACATAATATATTTCCTTGATAGAGTATTTATCTAATCTGTCAATCATTATATCATTTGCCATTTTTTTTACTCGTATAAGGTTGTTCTATTCTAGGCATACCACAGTCAGCACAGTTGCATCTAGCCCATACTCCACCATATTCGCCGCGCTCCAATGTTTCGTAACTTGTCCAACGATGCCAACCCAATCTACATCGCAACGACTGAATGGGCTTTAAGCCCTGTAACTGTCTCCATGTGTTTTCTCGTCCGTTATCTATCATTGCTGCCACATTTCATACATGAATTGTAACTTATTTGACCATATAAAGATAGTCAAACTTCTCCCAGAACCTGCAAAGTCCCAGCCGTCTCCTCGTTCTCCCAAATTTCTACGACACCATTTTACGTGTTCTAATGCATCTTCTACTTTTGGTGCGTATTGTTTTTTGGTTGCGTAGTCTGTATTGTTTCTAACAGCATCTACGTATTCTATTACTGGATGAAATGAATCTAAGGGTCCTATTGCCATATTTGTCTCACTGCGGGAAATTTAGTAAAAAGAACGTGGCATAGCGTTCATCCTCAAAAGTTAGTGTCCATTGTCGTTGGACAACTCCTGAAGTCCAATCATATCTAGCTATCCAACCTTGTCCACCTATACTATTGTGTAGGTAATGCATTCTGGGTCCAATGTTCTTAGCTAGCCATTGTTCTTGTTCTCCGCTTAGACCGTGTTTAAGGTTTATTGTTGTTTTCATATGTTAACAAATCAAATGCGGTAGCGTATTGTACTTCTGGTTCCATATGAAACCCCGATCCCCACACTACCCAAACTTTGCGCTTATACACTTTTTGTAACCAAACTCTTTTACCTGTTACAGTTGTCGCCCACGGCCACCAAACAAAAACTTCACGCCACGGATAGCAATCAGCGCCATTTTCAATGATAGTATAATTCATTCCTTCTTTCTTTAAGGCCATGAAGTCTAGATTCCAACCTATACTTCTACCCCAGTTTATAGCCATTTAAGCATGAACCATTCTGCGTCTTGTTTCTTTTCAAAAACAAATGTTCTACCTAACTTCGTGTGCTTACCTTTACAATTTTCATCAATCCATAGTTCAATATCAATGGATTCATATCTATCTTTCAAACGTTCTAATTCGACTTTAGTCCAACCCATTTCAACTAACATGTCTAACATAATACTCTCGTCAATTTCTTTTTGGATTTCATCTGCTAGTATAGCAACATATTCCTCAGCCAAACAATCACTCGATGTTATTGATACAGTAGACTGAACCATGTTGCTATTTCTTCTTTGTAAAACGTGAATACTACACACCTATTATAGACGGCATCGCCTGAAAAGTCATCAAATTTGGGTGGATGGTATGCAAAGTCAAAGTCTTGGCCTATAACATAGCCTCGAGATTTAAGATCAATAACTATTTCTAAATACCCAGTGATTGTTTGGTCTAATAGTCTGACTTCAATCAAGCCTATACTCTTTCATAGTGATATCTTCATACTCACCTGCAAATGCGATACGGAATACTTTGGCTGCTTCGCTATGTTCAATCTGTATTACATCGTAATCTCTTTGCCTACCTGCACTGTTATAAACAGCAGCCCATTCTACATACCAACGACTAAAAGAACCTTTACTAGGATATTGTTTAGCCCATTCATACATTTCAGTCGTGCATTTTTTTACTTTAAATTGATATATAAAACTAGGATTGCTTGCGCCTCCACCACCATAAAATATTTCCATTATGACCACCTCAAACAATATAATACATAAACATCTTCGTTCATCCAAAAATTATCGCCAAGGCCTTCGCCCCATCGGTCACCATTTACGCCAAAGTTTTTTACTAGCCAAAGTTTAATTTCTAACTTACGATTCCAGTTCCAAAATTCTGTTGTAATTTTATGACGTTTCACGACCATCTCAACACATACATCAAGGCTTCGGCTTCTGTGTCAAATTCATCATAAGTGTATCCAACAGTGCCATAAGTGCTTACAAAGAAATGAGTAGCACGCCAATTGCCTTCTATATTTTTGATTTCCCAACGACTTTCTTTGTATCTCATTCCCACCTCAACACAAACCACTCAAGGTCTTTTTCATCCCTAAAGTAAACCTCACCGTCACGAATTTCATCACCCCATCTAGTTTGTCGTGTATCGTGATTGAAGCCTGATGGTCCGAATGTGTGGTAGCACCAATCATAAATCTCATAATGATTTTTTGGAAGAGTAAATGCCGCAACGTGCCATTTTTCTATTTCTGGCTCTCGTGCGTCATAGTTCTTTTGTGTGTACGTATGAATGAACATTATGACCACCTCAATACAAACCACTCGTAATCTTCTTTGCGCTTAAAATAAAAGTCGCCTCCGATGTTCCTCCAGTTTCTGCTTTTGAAATTATCATAGCAGAATCGTTCAGCAGGAAGTACATCACGCCAAGAAGTCAGGATAATCTGATAGGGCCAATAAGTTTTACTGGGCTTATTAATCTCCCTCAGCTGGGTTAGAATGCGACTATCGATAAGATTATGAACAGAAATGTTATTCATCAACTCCACCTCAATATGAACATCGTTCTATCAGATTCTTCACGAAACCAATATTGACTATTGTTAAGATACCATCTACCAGGCTTTTGATCCCAAGGATCTGCGGGTTGTCCATATGTGTCATAACACCACTGTGATATCTTGTTCCATGTATCGTTATTCTCTGACAAACTCCATGAGGTTAGAAATGGCTGTACGGTGTAGTACTTACATCCGTGCCATGTTTTTTCCTCTAATGTAAGTTTAGCTGTCATCGGTTCAAGATCGCCCACATGTCAAGTTTTTCCTTCATTTCTTCACGCTCTTTTTCTGCTTGCCACCGCTTGTGTTCTGCGTGTTCCTTGCGATATTTTTCTGCGAGGATCTCTTGTCGTAAGGTAGCAATCAATTCAGTCACTGACATTGGTTTCATTTCTTCAATTTCATCCAATGCTTCATGTAGTTGTTCTTTTAGGTAACGAACTTCTTCTTCAAGGTGAGTAATATACTGACCAGGAAGATAATCATTACAAGTGTCTTTATCCCTAAAGGTACAAAACTCCGGGTCCATACCTGCTCGTTCAAGGTCATCTAGGATAGCACCAGGATGCCGATCCATATATGTAGCAAGCCTGACACGAACAGGATCAGTGTCAAACTTGATGGTGTAATCAATCAATTCATTGTCAGTCATAACCACCTCAATGCAAATAGTATTGCTTTCTTTTCATCTTTAACAGTAATCGTAGGGACATATCTAGCATTAGAATCCCTAGAAGGATCGGTACTTGGGATTGGAACTTCTATACGCTCAAAGAACCAATCGTATTCAGGTTTGTCTATGTTCCATCGTTCTCCGTCCTTAGTTTTTCTAAATCCGTCAATGGTTACATTACCATTTCCTACATTTTCGCACAACCATTCTATACAACCTTTAGGTACACCTTGATTACATTCAAATCTCATGCATACCTCAACACTAACCAACTTGCGTAAGTATCCGGTACATCCAATGTCCAATCAACGTGTTCTGGCCAATCATGTGGCTTTAGATTCATCATTTCAATTAGTTCACGCGACTTCTTACGATCTATGTCATTATCATAGCACCACTTGATAATGTCAATCGCTACTCTATACGGCAGAGGATCTAAATCCAATATCATGAATATCTCAATACAAAAATGGTGTATAGTTCGTGATCGTGCCACTTTACATTGTGAGAGTAATGTTTCTTTCCCTTGCCTTTGGTTGCTTTGTATTCAGTTAATGCTTTCCATACATCTTCGCCGTTGGCCTGACAACTATCAAGAAAGTTAAGAAAGTATCGCTGACTAGGATTTTCACCATGCCATTTATTGTGATTGTATTGCCGTCTAATCATAGCCACCTCAAACTAAACAACATAGCATCTTTTTCATTGGCAAACCACCATGTATCCATAAGTGCATCACCTACTTGTCTATTGTACTTGTTTGAACCCATAACACAAGCCCACTTACCATCTTGCTCCCAGTCAAATCTTTTATATGTTGCTTCTTCATCAAAGGGGTAAGGCTTACCAACATTAGACATTAGCCATTCAGACATAATATCTATTGTATTGTCATCGTAACCGTGTAGCAGGTCTACTTTGTATTCTGGTCTCATGACCACCTCAATGTTAGCCAAGACAACAATTCTTCACTAATGATATAGCGATCATAGAATCCTGGACGCAATATATCCAGTTTGGATAGTTCCCCGTGCTTCCACATATGTAATGCTTGTTCTTCTATCCATACACTGATTTCTTTATTAGCATCTACAACTACATAGCCATCAGGCACGGTTTCAACATATTCAGTGACAACTTTCCATTTTGGATCTTTGGGGAAATCCATAGGTTGCACACCCACAATCTCTTGTGCTATTACCTTAGGCATTAGATTCCTAATCATAGGAAGTAATATCTTCATGTTTTTTAGAGTATCACTCATGACCACCTCAACATAAACCACTCATAGTCTTTGCTGTCACGGAACTTGATAGTATCCCAAGTAATATGCCAGCGAGTAGACCATGGATCTACTTTACTATCAGGATTACCAAACTGACTTTTCGCCCACTCAATCATTTCATTTGTCTTGTCATTATTGGTGAACGGGGAAGGCAGTTGAACTTCATACCATTTAGCACGACTGAATTTGTACTTTTGTTCTTTCATAGGCTCTGCGCCCAATGTAACATTATGTCCATTGTACATGGCATTTAAAATTTGTTTCTGGTAATAACTCTTACCAGTTTGCCTACCGGATGAGATAATCATCATTTCACCTGCACGAAATCCTCTACTCAACTGTTGAAATAGTTTTTGTTGATAGTCGTGTAACTGGTATGTCATCTCACCAACTCTTTAATCATGTTGTACTGGTCGATTGCTTCCTGTACTTTCTTCCAAGCATCGTCTAGTGCTACATTGTGTTCTTCTTTTAGTTTGCGTAGTTGAACACTAGGCGGGTCTTGCTCTGTCCAGTCATCGGGTGTAGCATCAGTCCAGTAGTAAACGATAGCATAGCTACTGCTAGCAGATTGATAGTCGCGCCACGAATTTATTTTCTTATCATAGTAAACATATCCCCAATCACTATCGTCATCAGCCTTGCCAGCAATACCCCAGCCACGATAACTCAGATAATAACCTGACTTAGGAGGTTGTTGTAATTCTGTACGATACCAAATACTTGCTCTCATTATGAATACCTTAAAACAAACAGTGTGTATAAATGTTTATCATTCCATTTTACATTATAACACCATTTCTTTTTACATTTTGCTTTTTGGGCACCGTATTCCGAAAGGATATCCCATATACTACGTTCACCGTCTAGGGTATCTAAAAAATTTCGGAAATACTGAGAATTCACACCGTCACCGTATTCATTTCCGTAATTATATTGTTTTTTAATCATGCCCACCTCAACAAAAAATATGCCGCGTCTTTAGGATCTTCAAAATAAAACAAGTGAATATGACTTGCCCAGCGACCTTGAATGTTGTTGTCAATCCAATTTCTGACACGAGGATATCCCCGGGCTGGTTTGTAATTAGTTACTTCTGGCACCATCTGTTCTGCCATTGCTCTAGTAACTTTGACTTGAGTCCAATGACTTACAATGTGTGCTCCACTGTCCATGTCCATATTAACACGCTTGATATAACTATCACATATTCCAAAGTTCATGACCACCTCAACATAAATAAAACATAATCTTTTTCATCATAGAAAACAAACTTACCTTCTAGTTGGTAACTCCATTTGCCTTTGCAATTTTTTTCGCACCATTCTTTGCGATTACTCCATGCGCCAAATTCAGGCTTAACATCATCTGGTGTGGTATACGAATAACTCATGGTTACCTCAATGTTGCGAGAATATGATAAATAAGTATAGCACAAAAAAGAATTTGTGTCAATAAAAATGTCCTTCGCGGTACCGGAAATACCCAAGGACTCTAACAGTTGAAAAGGAACTATCAGCAAATGTATTTATTTGTATACAAAACTACTCACACAAACGGCAGATATTACATCGGTCGCCATAGCACAGATAACTTGAATGATGGCTACATAGGATCCGGTAATTGGGTATCTGGAATCAAAGACAAATCAACATTGACTAGAGAAATCATCGTAGAAGCAACTGATTTCGCCGAACTATGTCAACTTGAAGAATACCACATTTCCCTACACTATGACGATCCGTTGTGTATGAATTCTACTAAGTCAAGTATAGGGTTGTCAAGTGAAGAAGCCACAGCAATCAATAACAAAAGAGTTCAAGACGGGACTCACCCTTTTTTAGGCGGTGATGTAAGTAGAACCAATAATAACAAAAGAGTTGAAGATGGAACTCATCCTTTCCTAGGAGGGGATATATCAAGGGCAACTACCAAGAAGCGAATTGAAGATGGCACTCACCATTTCCTAGGTGGAAAGATTCAAAAAGAAAGTAATAGAAAACGACTTGAGGATGGTACTCACCATTTACTAGGTGGTAAACAACAGAAAGAAAGTGCCAAAAAACTAGTTGAAAATGGCACCCATCATTTCCTAGGAGGTGAACTGAATCGTAAGAGAGTTGAAAACGGGACATTTCATTTTCTAGGAGGACATATTCAACGAGAATCTGCTAGAAAGCATCTAGAAGCAGGGACCCATCATTCACAACAAAAATGGACATGTCCGCATTGCGGTAAAGCTGGACAGGGCAAAAGTAATTTTACTAGATACCACGGCGATAACTGTAAGATGATTTCATCCCCAGCGCAAGAGACATAAAATATAATCCCGTTCGTATCTAAATTTGATTTTGATTCCGTTTGTTGTTTCAAACCATCTACAATGTCTTTCACAACGTTCTATAGTATTATACAGCCATTCTATAATTTCACGATAGCGTTTTGGTTGCCCGTTTAGGTTCAATTCAATCTCATGCCATCCGGGTTTGGTATCATACCAAGTAAGGCCGTCAAAGTGTATTCTTCTCATACCCATCTTAGTGTAAACAGTACAGCATCTTCGTGATTGATGAATGAGTAGATTTGGTCATAGTTCCAGGGACTATCATCAGCAAACCAAGCATCCCATTTTATACCTTGTTCCCCGAAATGTTCGGTGCACCACCCATCTATATCGTCGGTGTCAGTAGTCTTACATTTTAGATATACCCTATTAGGGTAGTCTAACGCTCTTATGTCCATTTCAGTAGAAAGAAGGTCAGGTCTTCGTCTTTGCAAAGATAAATTTCACCTGCATCTTTAATGTCATCTAGCCAACGTGCTTCACCGTGTTCTTCTTGGTAACCGGGTTTACCGAAATTATCAATGCACCATTTCTGAATTTTATCACCGTCAACCTCACCCTTACCTTTCCAGGATACTAGATGAATCTTTTTCTGGCTACCGTAGTAGTTTGTTGTCTTGTAAGAAAAACTGCCTTGCTCTTTCATAACCACCTCAATATATACAACATATATGCTTTTTCTGTACACCAAATACATGGACTAGAATTTGTAAATCCCGGTAATTTATGTTTACCGTTAGCCCAGTGTTTACCCTTCTTTAGTTTGACAGGCTCTAATACTTCGCCTCCCCATTCTTCCGGGTCTCCAAAAGTATCATGAAACCAAGCTATCACTTCCATAGTACGTGGTTTATGATAGTTTACAAATATTCTTTTTAAGCCCATCTGAGTAAAAAGTGTGTGAAATCTTGCTCACGCTTAAACGCAAAGAATATTGTATCATATCCTCCAATATCATTCAACTCCATCTTTCCCCATTGGTTCTCATAAACTCTGTGAAAATCACATCGAAAGTTCCACCTTATCTTTTCGTGACACCAAAATTCTATCTCATTAAACCCATATATGGTCCCGCCGGGCCCATAATCGGCTATATGTTGATACGCATAATGATTTGGGTTTGGGCAAGCATAGATGTATGGGTAACCCTTATAGAAGTCATCTATGTGGTTAGCATACCGTTCAACGTCAGGATCACGGTTGTGTTTATAGTGTGACCAACTACGATACCCACTCTTTTTGAGTTTTCTTTCAGCTTTTATCTTGCGTCCAAGGGCTCTCAGGCGGTGTATACGTTTCTTCAATAAGTCTAGGAACATGCCACGGGTTAGTAGTTTCCCAAATAAGGAAGAAATAAGTGTAATCAGATTCATTTTCAAACCAAACTTTAAATCTATATCGCTGCGTCGTGTGCTTGAATGGTATG